TTGTATTTTTTTATGTGTTTCTCTTTGCATAATTCTGCAAAGTTTTTCATGCGATTCTATTTTTTGTAAAGCATTATCCTTAGGCATTTCTATTACCTCTAGCTGCAATTAATTGACTTAAATCATCGTTTGGAAACAATCCTGCTACTTCTTGTTGTGTAACTTTATCTGTTAAAGGTGCGCCTGGAGCTGCTCTTGATGCAGCCACCACATCTTCTAAAACAAGTGGTTCTGCAGCTTGGTCTGCATCTAAATCTCTTGCTTCTGCATCAACTTCTGTTTCGATTGTATTGTTAATAGATGATTGAACATAGTCCACCATTTGATTATCAACATCTACATTTCCAGAACTTTTTGTAAAGTTTTGTGCAAACATAGCCTCAATAGTTTCTTTTGGTAAATTTTTATCATCATATAATGGTTGTGGTATTGATGATGGTTTATCTTGTAATTCATTTTGAATAGATTCAAGATCAATATTTTTTGGATTAACTCTAGGAGTATCTTCTTCTTCATCAGCAATGTAGTTTGCAAATCTAGCAAATGCTTCTCTTTTTTGTAATGGGTTTATTCTTAATCTAGGTGGTAATTTTACTCTAGTATTAAAATCAATTTTTTTACCTCTCAAAAGTTTTATTGTCTCCTCAGGTAGCAAGGCATCATTCATATATCTTAAAGCTACAGGATCAGTTAATATTCTACCTGCTTTTTTAGCAAGGTATAAAAATATAAACGGTGCAAAAGGATTTACTGTAAACATACCACCACCTATCAATGTTCCTGTTAAAGCTCTTGGTCCAGCAAGTGTGAATCTTCTTTGTAAGAAAGTTGACGTATCAGAAATAGGAATGTCTGAAATAGCTTTCATGTAATTTGTAAATTTATAAAATTCACTTGCCCCTCCTTCGCCTAATAGTTCAACCATTTTTTGTCTACCAAGGTCAGCAGTGGCTTCTCCTATACCTAACTTATTCATAAATTTATTTATTTTGAAATCAGCAAAGTCTTTTGGACTAAATCTTATATCTTTTGTGTTAAATATTCCGTTATTAAGTTTTACATCATCTATACTAAATCCTCTTCCTGCAATAATTTCATCAGTTCCTAATCTAGATAATGCATCCTGAGCATATTCTGTACCTGCTTTTACAGCTGGAGATGCATCTATTACATCTTTAAATACAGATCTTGCTTGTGGAGCAGTGGCTGAATCAAAAGAATCTAAAAAAGCATTAAAAAAATATCTTGCCTTAGCAGCTTCAAATAAAGCTTTACCATTTTTTGTAGCCTGTTTCCCTGAAGCTCCTATAATAACTTTAAATTGTTTTATTGCCTCTGGAGAATTAGATGCAAAAACATCTCTTTCCATTGTTTCAAATAAGGTATCTCTTAAACCTGCTTCTCTCCCTAAAATTCCATTGACACCTCTGCCTGTGAAAAGGTCAGCATCAAATTTTTGTAATGATTTTGGTATTTTTAATTTTTGATAAAAGCCCATAATAGAACTAAAAGTTGCGTTAGCATCATACAATTTATTATATAAACCCTCAGCATCTTTTATATTAGTGTTTATAAAACTTTCTGCAGCAGCCTTACCTTGAGTGGCACTTAAATTGTCATAAATTTCTTTTAATGATTTGTCTTGTAAAAAAGCATTTTTACTTAAATTAGCACCAAAAGAATTTAAATCTGTTTCCATTGCTTCTCTTAAAGCCCAAACACTTCCAGTGGGAATTTTAAATTCAGAACCCTCTATGGCTCTATTTAACATCTGCATTAAACCTTTATATTGTTTTGGTGTTATTAAACCTTCATCACTTATTGATTTAGTTGCAACCATAAATAAATTTAGTGGGTCTCCTTGTGCTTTAAGTAAAGTATCTATGTCTTTAATATTAACACCTGCCTCTGCTGTTTTGTATGCATCTATGTCTGGAAAACTAGCCTTATATCTTTCTAAAAATTCATCTGCATATTTTTTTGTTTTATCTAATTTTATAATTCTTGGGTTTCCAACGTTCTCTGCTAATGTATCAAAAGCTTTATACTTAGCACCAATTAAAGCCACATTTTCTTTGAATACTTTTGCTGCTTGATTATATATAGAAGAAGATAATGCAGATGTTTTCATCAAAGGTGCATAAGCTGTAAGACTATTTAAATATTGTCTACCCGCTGCTTGTTCTGCTTGTTCTAATGCTTCTTTACCTATCCCAGACACAAATGGAAATACACCAACAGTTTTAAAATAACCTTGCCCTAAACCAGTAAATATTCCATCTTCAATACCTGTCATTAAAGGTAATGGTAAACCTTTATCTCTTGCATATTCTGATAGCTCCTTAGCCTTAGTTGATTTTGCACCAAATAATTTTTGACCTAATTTACCTAATGGACCAAATATAAAAGGTGTTAATGCAGCAGCTCCAGCGTTCCACATTAATGCAGTCTTTGTAGCTCTTGCGGAGTTCAACAAAATATTTTGATCTATCTCTTTGTCCGGTATATCTGCAAAATCGTCAGTGATTGCAGATGCAATAGCTATTCCAGCTTGTTCATTTAACATATCGTAAGTAATAGATCCTGCACCTGCTCCAGCAGTGCCTCCTAAAACAGAATAAATTTCTGCTCTTCCTAATGGACTTTTTAAAACTTTTGCAGGAGCATCAGCTGTTCTAGCAACTAATCTTAACGCTCCACCAAGAAATTTTAATCTACCAGGTAATCTGTCTGCTACTTTAGTTGCTGCTTGTAAAAATTTACCAGGTGCTTTTTGCCATAAATTACCAGACTTAGCAGCACCAAATATTTTTTTTCTCATTGCAAAGTAAGGAACTAATGATCCTGTTAAATCACCTGCTAACTCCGCTGTGGGTCTACCCTTAATAAAAAAAGGATTATCTTCTGCTTCTAATGCCTTACCAATTGGATCCGCATAGAACTCTCTTCTTCTTGCAATATTTTGTGCAGCAGTATCCATCATAGTAGATAGTTCCCCAGTAGTTGGACCTTTTAATTCACCTCTATTAATTAATTCATCAATTATAGCTCTTTGTTTTCTATTCAAAGATCTAGGATTTAAAGTTTTATCATCCAACTGTTTTTGAAGTTCTTGTATAGTAGCCATTAAAATTGCTCCAATAATTCTTGAGTAGATTGATCAGCGAAAGGATTTTGTAATTCAGGGGCTGCTCCTGTTTGGTCACTTAATAAACCATACGTTGATCTGTATTTATTGATAGTATATGTATCACCGTTATAAATATCTTGGTAATCAGTTTCTAATCTTCTTATGTCAGTTAAAATTGTTTCATTTACAGCTTTTAATGATTTAATAACTGTTCTTTGACCTCTTAATAGAGGGAATACGTTAACTAGATCTTTGGCCATTTGAATATCTTTTTGTGTCAAACGGTCTTTTGATTTTAATGAGTTTGCTAATGCATAAACCATGACAGTTTCATTAATTGCAAGTCTCTCAAGATTAGCACTATCTGTTTGATCTGCAAAAGTTCCAAAAGTTTTTAATAATTTATCTTTGTAACTTTCAGTTGAGCCAAATTCTCTGTCTAAAATTTTATCTGCTTCTTCTGGTGTTTTTCCGTCATTAATTAAACCTTGTCTTAATTGAAGTCTTAAATCTGCAGCTATTCTTGAACCATCTTCAATGCTGCTTACATTTATACCAAAGTCTCTTAATGCATCACCAAGACGTGTTGAGAATAAATTAAGTCTACCGGCAGGACCTGCAAATTTTTTGTCTTGTGCCTCAGCATCTTCTAATATTTTTATTGTATCTGTACCAAGTTTGTAAGCTTTGTATTTACCAGAGAGATCTCTTAATGTTTCAAATTGTCCTTTTTCAGCACCTTTCGCTGTTCTAAATGTAATGTATTCTCCAGGAGTGACTGTAACAAAAATTTGTCTACCATTTTGATCTACTGAGCCTGGGTTAGCCACTTGAACTGTGCCGTCTTTTAATCTTCTTGCTGTAATATTTATTGTTCTACCTTGTGCATCTAAAATTTTTACTGTTCCTGGAGTAGCGTCAGGATAATCTGAATCTTCTAATACTGCATTTTTAGCTGCTAACTCTTCAACAGCTAATTCTAAAGCATCACTCATTAAATTATTTTCTAATTCATTTTCTTTTAATTTTATTGTTGCATAATTATTTACAGCAGGACCAAGAGCTTTACCAAATACTTCTAGTGCACCTCCAATACCTGCTTTAGCTGTTGTACCAGCCATTAGACCTGCTGCTAAATTAGCTAAGAATACTAGTTTAGCTTGTGATGATTGCCCTTGCATTAACTCATTTCTTATTTGTCTTGCCCTTGCAATTGTTTGATCACCAATTGCTGTGCCATCTCCAGCAGTTACTTTGCCAACACCACCTGTAGCTGGTGTTTCAGTTGTTGTTTGTAAAATTTTTTTATCTTGTTCTTCTTTACTTACATCTTTTTCCTCTGTTTTTTGTGCAGCTAATTTAGGTTTTTGTTGAACTGGAGGAACGGGAGCTGTGCCACCAGGTGTGTTATTGGTAACAACTTTGTTAATATCAATTAAATTATTTTCATTCTCTGCAATATTTTCAGGTTGTGTTAATCTATCTGGAACTAACGCTACTTCACTGCCCTCTTCTTGCGCAAGTCTTTCTTGTTTTCTTAATTCTCTTCTTTCTTTTCTTGTAAGTTTGTCACCTGTAGGTGATGTAAATAAGCGTGATCCAACACGTGATGGATCACCTAAGAATCTTCTTATATCCATTGCTTGAGAGGTAGTGCCCATTGGTTTTTGTGTTACATAATCAATAGCACCACCTATAAGCGGTCTTGCTAATAAATTATATGCACCATAAGCTGTACTTGCAGCTCTTGTATAAGGATTTAATAATGCTAAACCACTCAAACCAAAATCTACACCGGTTTTAAGTGCACCTGGTTGCATTCCCATTTTAGTTGTTAAGGCTGATACCGCATCATATGCACCTGTAGGAGCTACTAAAAATCTTCCTATACCCCCACCCATTCCAAAAGGAACTCTAGTTCTTGGACTCATCACTTGTTGTTTAAGAGATCCAGGAAATGCAACAGCATCTCTTCCAAGTCTTCCTGCAAATGTTCCAATTCTTTTAGTCAAACCAGGTTGTTCTACAACCATGGGTGGTCTAAATCTTACGTTTCTAATATCTTGTGTAGGAGCACCAACCATAACACCAGTTTGTGCGTGAATAGGTTTTATTGCTCCTTTACGAAGTGCTTCTTTTCTAAAAAGTGGTCTGTGTAATACTTTGTTCATAAACCATTACCTCGGAGCATTTAATCCTTGAAATGCTGTGAATGCCCCTATACCAGTTCCAATAGATTGTGCTAGTGGACTTGTTGTTGGTTGTGTAGCCATTGTAATCCCTGATTGAGATTTAGGACCCGCAGCATATAAGTTAGATAAAAACTCTGCTCTTTGGAACGGTTCAAATTGTTGTTGTAAAGTAGATTGTCTTTGGGCATCTAATGTTTGTTGTGCAAGTTGTCTTTGAACACCACCTGCTTGAAATAATTGACCTAAGTCACGCGCAGCCATTTCTTGTTGTAATGCACCAGCTTGTCCTAATTGTTGACCAGCAGTTAAACCAATTCCTTGTTGTCTCTGCGCTGCACCTAGAGCCGTATTAAAACCTTGAGCTTGAGCCCTTCCTATTGCTTCCAAAGCTCTATTTTGTAATTCAGCTTGAGCCACTCCTTGTCTTCCTCCACCAAAAGCTCCCGATGCAACTGCCTCTGCAGCTAATCTATTTTGTGCTATTTGCGCTTGTCTATTTATTTCGTCTGTAACAAACTGTTGGAATGGATTCATGAACTGTGAAATCTGTGCAGAACCTATTGGTTGTGCCGCTCCTAAAATTTGTCCTATGCCCGATGTTACAGTTGGTGCACCAACTCCCGTTTGTCCGGCAGCCGTTAGCCCTTGTTGTTCTAAAGCTGATAATGGAGCTACTTGTACGTCAGGAAGATTAATTGGATCTTGTGCAACTTGTCTTGCTAAATCCATTAGCTCAAGTTTTCTTGCCTCTATGCCTGGTGCCTCTCTAACTATATTAGTTGTTTGTGCCGGTGCTGATCCACCTGAAGGTGCACTTGATCTTCCGCCACCAAAAATACTGCTTACAAAACTCATTTAAGATCCTTTACTAGTTGAACGTGTTTTTTTTCCCATCCCCATTTTTTAGAAACTTTTTCCCAACCTGGTCTTGCCCAGATACATAATCTTTTACAATCATTTTGTTTAGCAAATCTTGTTACTTCATCTACAAGTTTATCTTCCCATAATTCTCTTCTTTCACCAGTGCAAATAACAATTTCAAGTTGATTATAATTAGGTAGCTCTCCTATTCTTGTTACAGCTATGCCAAACACTTTACTTTGTTCTCTTTCATCATTTCCAAACATTATAAACATTTGCATTTGATCAGTTAAAAGTAATTCATAAATATGTTTTGAATCAGCATATTTACCTGAATATTTTAAAGCCTCAGCAATCATGAACTCTGCTAACAACCAATACTTAGAAACCTCAGTTGGTTGAACAGGTATTACATTTACGCTTGGTTTAATTTGTCTTGCTAGTGCCATTGCTATCCTTTAATAAATCAAAGACTCTTTTATAACGTCTTTGTTGTTCATAAAAGTATTGGGCACCTTTTTCTCTCATATCTCGCATACTATTTGGATTTGCTCCAGCTATGATACCAGCACCTAATACTCCATCTGCTCTTGTTACAAACTCTCCGTCTGCTAATTGAGCTAACATCGTATCCTCGTCTTTATCACCGACTCCTGATCCGTCTTCAACATAACCAGATGCTCTAACATAATTGTTTACATCATTTTCATCATGTGAAGTTTTAGATGGTAAATAATTAATACCACCTTCATTAAATTTTCTTATTTGTGCTAAACCACCTTCGTTAAATCTATCTTGAGCGATTGCATATGGACCAAAAGTTCTTTCATCCTCTGGTCTATTTGCTTCTGGAATGAATATCTCTTCATAATTTTTTTCTGTGCCTGTCGCTGGATCTATAAATTTAAATGGTCCTCTTTGTGCTGCTAGGGTTGCATAATCAACATTATATGTTGGCATAAATACATCTTGTGGTTCTTGTTCAAAAGCTCCACTAGCATATGATCCTATTGCTAAAGCTGATCCAGCTTTGAATGGATCTATTTCATAAGCTGTTGTTCCTCTAGCGGTTTTTAAAATTTCACCTGCCTTATTTCTTTTCTCTCTCATTAGAAGTTTTTGTAAAAAATTTCTGTCGTCAACTACTCCCTCTCTGAAATTAGGGTTTTTAACCAAACTATCAAAGGGAGCACCCATCACTGCTTTATCAGTCCCTAAAAATTCTGGATTCACACCTGTTGTTACTTGTGCGGTTTGACCTGGAAAAAAAGGTAATGTTTGTAAACCTTGACCAGCGGCTGTTTGTAAGAAAGGAGTAAACTGAGTTTGAGCAGCAGTAAATCCTGGAATGTTTAAAGCTGACCCAGCAGATAGTGCACCTTTTCCACCATAGTAACCAATAGCTGCTCCAGCTGCCCCTCGTAATAAGCTACTTAATCCTGATCGTCCTTCTTTCTTTGCTGACCTATATCCTCTAACACCTCCATAGGCAGCCAAAGCATAGGGTAAGAATTGTAACATTATATAATTTCTCCTTTTAGATCTAAATAAATAATACTATCATTTTACTTAGGTATTATCAACTCATCACGAAAACGCCCTGTATACTGATGCTCACCAACATGTGTTATTTCATCTAATACGTATGCGTAGCATTTACCACCTATATCTTTCCATAGTTTACAAAAACCAAAGTCTTCACCTAAATACGTTTTCTCTACAGGGTCATGTATACAGTCAAAAAAATTCCAAAAATTAGGCCGTTGTTGTAATCTGCCATTTATAACAGTATTTTGTTTGATTGTAAGATTAGGATAATGTTTGATTAATTTTTCAAAAACTGACCTTTTAATTAACATACATCCTGTTGGGCTGTGAGTTACTTCTATTACACCCTCTTTAGACACGGTTATGTTAGTATTGTCAGGAACCTTCATTGGATATGTATTCATAGCTTGAGATAGTTGTCTTGGGTTTTTTATATTACCTTCTTTAAAATTATAAAAAGCTTTATCCCATAAAAAAGTTTTTAATGGATATGGTATTGAAATAATTTCTTTATTTGTTTCAATCATTTTAAATACTGACTTTGATTGAAAAGATATATCTGAGTCAATAAACAATAAGTGTGTGTGATCTGATTCTAGAAAAGAAGATACACATAAATTTCTACCTTGTGTTACTAAAGATGATTTAACTAATTCAAATTGGACAGCTATATTTTTTTTATAACAAACCTTAGACAATTCTAATAAAGCCTGAACATAATGTAATGATACGTCTGAGTGAACAGGAGTTCCTACAAACAAACTAATTGTGCCTTCTTTTAGTTTTTTCTTTACGTTAATTACTTTAACAGCATCCTCAAAAGGTATACGAGTTTCTATCCTATCCGGAGTTTTTTGCATGAAGAGCTCCTTCTAAAAAGTTTTTCCACTCCCAACCTTTTTTCTCCCAGTTATAAAATGTTTTATAAAATTTTTGTTGTTCATCTAACATTGTTTGAACATGAGGTAAATCTATGTATTCAGCAGCAGAATCTATCGCTGCAGCAAAGTCTTTTGCTAGTTGTGAAATATCGTTGTTATAATTTACATATATAGGCCACTCTGCACAAGTTTCATACAAAGCTCCAAAATTTGTTACTATACATTGTAAACCCGCTGATAATGCTTCTAATGCAGATATGCAAAAAGTTTCTTCAAAAATACTTGGATACACAAACATATCATAATCTTTCATGTGTTCTAAAACATACTCATGTGGTTTAAAACCAACATAATTAACGTTAGGTAATTTTTCAGCTTGTTCATATAAATGTTTTATATCTGGGTCTTGTTTACTTGCAAACTCATCTCCATAAACTTGACATGATGAATATACATCTAAGGTAATATTTTTATTTTTTACTAGTTGCATAGCCCCTAATAAAACATTTAGTCCTCGCCAAGGTGTACAGTGATGGATTAATCTTATTGGCTCACCTTTAGCTCTTATTTTTCTTTCAGGAAAACTCTCGCAACCATTTTTAATAACCATAGATTTAGATTGTGGTATATCAAAAAAATACCTAAATTTTTCATAATTCCAATGACTATTAAAAACATACCAATCGTAGTCTGAATGATTAGATGAGTCTGCAAAAAAATTAAATAAATTGCCTTGATCATAAGAATTTTTCTGCCAAAGTATATTTAATTTTTTAGGATCTATTGGAACTTTTCCAGGTATTGAGGTGCAAATTTGAACTTGATCTAGTAATTTTTTTGGACAATGCCTATGCAACATTTCCATTTGCAGTTCTGTGCCACCTCTTGCTTCCATTAATCTTTAGTCTTACCAAACAGAGTCAACTTTGCAACAGTTACTTCTAGGTCTTGTCTAAAATCTGCTTGAGTTGTATCCGTGTTTGGATCTGCAACATCAGCATCGAACTCAGCTTTATCTTTATAAACTTTTCCTGTTCGTTTATTTTTGACAATCTCAACTGCTTTGGCTGGTATTTTTGTTATTTCAGTCATCTTCTTCCTTGTCGATTGTATTTCTTATAACTTCTTTTTTCTGATTTTGAAAGTCTTTTTTTGTGACGGCCTGGTCGCTTCCTAGGTTTAGGTCTTGGCGTGTAGTGTAAAAAACTAACTCTAGCCATTTTGTTGTGACCTGTCTAACAATGCATATGAAACTATACCTTGTATTTCATCTGCAGTTCCTGCAGTCATTTTTAAAATATCTCCTGCCTCTAAAACTAAAGTATGATTTATTATATCCTTAGTGCTTGTCGCAGATACTGATTCGTTAAATATTCTAAAAGTTGCTGTAGCTGATGTATCAGTAACTTGAACACTTAAGTTTACAGCTCCAGTAGATCCATTATTGATTTGTATTTGTTTAATTAAAATAGTTGCGTTAGTAGGACATGTTAAAACTGTAGTTACATCAGTTGTTGATAGATTTAATCCTTGATTTTTATATTGTATTGTCATGATAAGAACCAGTTAAATGTATCTTGTTCTTCTTTCAAATCAAATTGAAAAGAAAAATTCAATTGATTTTTTAAAGTATTAAGCGACTCAGATATTTGTCTCTGGTTAGAAACATCGTATGTATCTTTAGGCTCTGGAATATTAATATCTATTTTTGCCATTATCTTTGACCATCCGGTTGTACGTCCGCTCTAAATGTTCCATAACGCCAAGATTGATTTGTAGAATCATTTTCTACTTTTAAACTAGCGAATCTAGATCTGGCTCTTGTATCTACTTTGGTTGTGCTGCTATTTATTGTAAATGGACCTAGTGGTGATGATGTTTCTGTGCTAGTAGGAAAGTCTTTTAACAACAAAGATATTTTTGCATTACCAGTTAATCTTTTAAAGTCTGGTATAAATCTTCTCATGGACATAAAAAATTGTCCATCACCTTCAACATTTAAATCAAAATCACCACTTTGTATAAATGCATTTATAGATGTAGACACACCGCCAGAGTTTACTTGATCAGTTCCTATTTCGTGTGCATAGTAAGTTGTGGCCCCATTATTATTTGTAACTCCATTTATTGTTGGAAAGCTTGGTGTTCCTGTATTGTTAAATTCTGTAGCATAAGGGTTGTCAAATAAAGTGCTAGGATAATATGACGTTCTAGCTAAAGATCCAGTAGTCCAAGAGTTCTCATCGTAATTGTAAGTTACAACTCTATCTATTTGTTCAGAACCATTTTTAGGATAGAACCAATTTAGTTCAGAAAATAAAGTATTATAACCACAGAAAACAATATCACCTGAAGTATAATTTATTCCTAAATTATCACCACTATCTGTGAATACAAAATCTTCAACTAAACAAGGTAAAGATTTAACTGTACCATCAAATACAAAAAATCCTCCTGCTTGTCCCATCCAATAAACGGCTCCATTAACATGTTTCAAAGCTTGTTGACCTATTAGTCCACAGTTAGATCCAACCTGTCTTATTGAAAATGTAAAAGGTGGTCCTACAAACTGCATTAAATATGCAGACGTATCTGTTAATATTAAAATATAATCTTTACCTTTAGCTGCTCCAACTATTTTTGTTCCTGAGTCTAATCTAAATGTACCGGCAGTATTTGTAGAAGTAGGAGCGTATGTATTTCTATCTTCTTGGTCAGAAAATCTTATAAATAATTTATCCTGAGTTCCTGGAGTTCCGATTGTTGTTTCTGTGCCTAATATAATTAGATGTCTATCACGTTCAGAAACTATAGACATCACTGATCTTGTAGGTGCATTAGTTACAACAGTTGCTCTAGTAGATAAAGCATTTGCATCAGCATGAATTGGAGACCAATTAAAAGTTTTGCCATTGTGTGATGTAGCGATAAGGATCTCACCAAAATTATCTAAGGACCAATTTGCAGGTTCTAATACTGTAGTTGACGTGGCAGTAGCAACACCCCAACCTACAAAGTCTGCAGCGTTTGTAACAGTGGCTCCATTACTATGAGAGGATCTTGTTGACCCACTTGCTCCACGAGTGATACCTGTTATATCATTGGAGCTTATTCCTGAATAAGTAATTAACTCACCTCCAATTAGAACAACTCCTGAAGTTGGTAAACCAGTTGTAGAGTTTAATGTAATATTGGTTGCAGAACTATTATTACCATTAGTGTCATCAGCTAAAGCTCCATCGAGAGTAAATGTTAATGCACCTGACACAGTTCCACCCCAAGCTCCCGTGCCAAAACCATATCCAAACGTTTGGGACAAAGGGCCAAATTTTACATATGGGTTTATTGTTGCTGCTCCGGTGCCCGTTGTTGTGCCTGAGGCAGCCACTGAGACTTGAATAGTAAAAGTGTTTGTAGTGGATGATAAAACTTCAAATGGGTTAGTTGTAAATAAACTTGTAGCATACCCAGATCCTGTTGGAACAGTAACAGATGTAAAGGTAAATAGATCACCAGCAACTAAACCATGAGATGCTTTATTGACTGTAATTGTTTGAGGAGCAGACGTTGATGATATTGTAAATGTAGCTCCTGTTATAGCACTCTCTAACGGTGTGATGTCATAAAATGCATTAGAATAATATATAAATAATCCTTTGTGCGTTCCAATAGCAGAATAAATTCTTCCATCTAAATCAGCGTAAATGTGTTGGTTTCTTGCAGCCCCAACTAACGTGTTAGTGGTTAGTTGTTCCCAACCACCTATTTTTTCTGGATAGCCATATCTAAATCTTACAAAATCTCCATCAACCCACTGACCCTCTGCAGCTGTCTCTGTGATTTGTTTATTAAATCCTGGCTGTATTGTTATGTTTCTCAAAGACATAAGACATTATAACCAATTATGGTCTACAGTTAAAGATGCACTAACGTTTTGTATAATCTTTTTCTAAAGCCTTTGTTAGCTTTTTAGCTACTTTTTTCTCCTCTTTAGATAGACCCCCTATAGATCCAAGCTTAGTAATAAGCATGATTAAATTACATAAATCATCTCTAGTAAACTCTATTTTAAAAATATTTTTAGTCAACGTGAAATTTAAAGTTGCCTGACATTGTTATTCTATAATCGTCACTTGTATAAAAGGGATAAACCATATGATAATGATGCGCATCAAACATTAATAATTTTCCCTCAAAAGATTTATCAACGGGTATTGATACAGATTCAATATTACCCTTAGTTACGTTATGACCAACAAAAACTAATTTTGAGTTTGGATTTGTATCGGCCTCAGAATTGTTAGCTTTGGGAAAAACAGTTGCCTCTTTATTTAAGTCGTATGGTATCTGAATAAACAAAATGTATGAAGCAAATCCCGAATGATCATGTAAAGGGTTAAACTCATATTTTTTTTGATAATTAATCCAACTTTCACCTAAAGCAATAGGTAAATCTTTTGTATTTATATCTATGCCACTCCATAGATTATGAAAAGGTTTTTTGTCTAAACCTTTACGTAAAAAATAAAATAAATCTTTGCTCATATCGTTAACCCTAAATTCTTCTTTTATCAATCCTGCTAAACTACCATTCATAGGCAATGCCTCTTCTTTTGTTTTAGAGGCTAAAGCCTTTGTATATTCATAAAGATCGTCAGGGACATCAATTGTATTTACATTTATAGAATTTAAAACTGGTTTGTACCTGTTCCAATTACTCATTTTTTTCTTCTTTTTCTTCAACTTTATTAAATTGAAACTTACTTTTTCCTGGATCTGTTTGCATATATTTAAAATCATCAGGAATATTTGCTGTAATGTCAGCACAAAGTTTCATCAATATGTTTGCAAATTCTTTCATAGCTGGTGCAGGTAATTCTATTTTTCCTTTTTTACTTACTATTTTTTTTTCTGCCTCATTAAACTCTATGACTCCATTACCATCTTTATCTTGTCTTATTTCCATTTTTTTTCTACCATTGTTTCTATTTCAGGAAAATAAATATAATTTAAATTACTTTCCTTAAATAACATATACAAATCTTGTAAAGTTTCAACTAAAACCTCTCCTGGTAAATTAAGACTTGTATTCACTATTATAGGAACTCCTGTTTTCTTTTTGAAAGCACTTAATAATTTATAGTAATTAGGATTATCAGATCTTGAAACTGTTTGTATTCTAGAGGTATTGTCATCAGCTATTCCTGATTGAAGTATATTAAATTTATCTTGTCTTAATTTGAATATATACATCATATAAGGTGACTTATGCATAAACATATGAAACCAATCATCACTGTCCTCTTCTAAAACAGAACATGCAAAAGGTCTAAACCATTCTCTTTTTTTTATTGTGTTTAATTTTTCGTTTGCGTTTTTATCTAAAGGATTCATTAGCAGGGATCTATTTCCAAGACCTCTTTGACCTTGTTCACTTTTTGATTGAAATATTGCAACGGGTTCATTCACTAAAATATTACAAACTTCTTCTGGCGATACTTTTTTAATTTTTTCATTTAAAAATAAATCTGTATTAATAGGTTGAGTTACACCTAAATAAATTCTATCATTATAAATAGTATTATTTAAATAATAATTTACTGCACCTAAACTCAAACCAAAATCACCATTAAAAGGGTCACAAAAAATTTGTTTCTCTCTAAACAACCATGAATTAAAAATAACATTTTGGGCACAACCGCCTGTATAAAGAAAATTTTTTAACTCCCATTTATCAATTAAATTTAACATCCTTCCTTCAAAATCTTTTTGAAGCTCTCTTGGTCTTCTATCATATAAACTCCAAGCCATTGTTTTACCGCAATGAAACCAATTACCAAAATGCTCTCTTGTAAAATTTTCATAATCTTTACCAATCTGATTAGTTTCTAATTTGATAAATTGACTATTACCGTTTTTATAATGGCTTTCATTTTCCACTTGTCCGTTGACCGTTGTCCCTCCACCATCAGCAACTAATATATCTTCAACATCTTTATTCCAAGTAGAAACACAGTAAGCATGAAACATATGATGGTATTTATCTCCATAATATATTAATCCATCTTTATTAAGTATTTTTTTTAAATTATTGCTATAATCTAAAACAGATTTCCAAACACCCATAGCATGATCTTTACCATGCGATATGATTAACTTATCTACTTTTAGACTATTTATTAAATTAAATAATGATCGATTAGGAAAAGCTGAATGTTTAAATCTGTTATATCTATCAATCTGTGTGTGAAACTTTATTTTACTATCCTGCACATATGTAACACATCCATCATGTGATGCATATATGGATAGTATGTTCATTTATTTATTTTAGAATAAACTTGACCAAAAGAGTGTCTTCCATCCATGGCATAATCTTTGTTGGGGCCATCAGCGTCTACATAATGTAAAAAAGCTTGTGCACTCCAATCACCAAAAAATTCATCACGCCAGTGTAAAACATCACATCCTAAATAAACACCAGCATCTCCAGGATTCAAAACTAATGGTGTGCCATCCATATAAATAGGCCAATCAGTGCCATCTGATCCTATATTTAATGTAACACTTATTTCACAACTAGGTCTATCTTTATGCTTATGAAGTTCTGAACCATGAACGTACATCCTCCAATAAGAATAAGATTCTTTTAATTTTTTTCCTGTTTCTTTTTCCATTAATGGTTTTTTTAATATTGATAAAGTGTCTATTAATGGATCACCATATATAGATGTTAAATGCATACCCTCTATTTGTTTATTAGGATACTGATTAAAAGTCCTATGTTGTATATCGCAATACATTTGCAACATAGGAATCTCTTCTTTAGTTAAAAAATTTTTGATAACTTTAAATTTAAAATCCTTACCAATCATACTGCCCAACTCACTAATGAATATCTTGTGCCTTTCTTAACAGGCAACACTTTATGTGGATAAACAAAATTAGATGGCCACATAATTAATCTACCTGTTTGTGGTTTTATAACTTGTGATGATGACATATCTGGTTTAAAAAATTCTATCTCTCCACCTGTATAACTATCATTAAGAAATAAAATAATACTTAAAGTTCTTGGAACTGATTCAGCGTGATCTACATGATCTACGTAATGACCTCCAGGTTCATATTTTAACAAAGTAAATTCATAAAAACCTCTTATTGAAAAATGTTTGTATTTGTCTGTAAAGTAATGTTTAACTAATTTTCCTATCCAAAACTTAAAAAAATTATGCCAATGAGCTTCTGTTTTACTTGGCCCATTAGGTAACAAACTATAAGTGCTCACGTTTCTTGTGTTTTTATCTACTTGAGATACGGGTTGATTTGGTCTTGATTTGTCTGTTAAAACACCTGCTTCTTTAAAATCAAATCTAGGACAAAATCTTACTAACTTTCCTAATTCCTCCGGATCAAAAGCATTATCAATTATTTGTACAAAATCATCTACGTGCATTTTTTTTTACTCCAAAAATCTGTTTTATAATTATGTAGTAACCTTAAAGGGTAAATCCATCTTTTATCTACTTTTTCATTTTTATCAACATCCTCTATACTCATTTTCCAATCGTCTCTCTTAAAAGGTATGATTTGTGCATAAGGTGTGCCTTTTTTAATTATTGTATCTAACTCTTTATACTTATCACCATTTATCATAAAAGGAAAATTAATTAATTTATTCCATTTGTCCGTGTCTACTATACCAGCTATTATTGAGAATCTATCATCATGATTATTTAAAGGGGGTACAAATAAACAAGAATACCCAGGAGGTGTAAATATATGCCAAGGATTTGCAAATTTGTAAAAATGTGGACCATTATTTTTATCAACATTAGACCATCCTTCTACTTGTTGCTTAGGATGAAAACTTGGTTTTTCATCTTGTATACCTATATTTAATCTGTTGTTAAAATTTACTTCTGGAACTTTTACCCTAAATACTCTTTTTTGAACTCCTTCTACTTCCTCAACCACGTTGTGTTGTATTTGATAATCTAATGGAGTTCTTAATAAATAACCAAAAGTCATAGCATCTAAAAAAGGCTTACAACCTTTAACAGTTTTATAATCCGTTTTATGATGTAATTTTTTATACCAATCTGGGATGTTAAATTTTATTGGCTGAGGTTTGTCACCGGAATGTTTAATGTAATCTTTATCACAAAGAAATTTTATGTTTTTCTCAAACATAAAACCTTATAACAAATTTAGTCGATTTGTAAATGAGCGAAATAATTTATATTATTATCAGCGCAATGTTTTTCCCAATTTATGGGATAAGTTACTGAACTTTTATCAAAAGCTTTGCAAAAATTATCGTAAGCAACTGCATCTTGAATTATTTGTTTATCTCCCCATCCTCTTAATTCTACAACGGGTTTTAATCTTTCAGAAAATAAATCAAACCAAGCCTGTAATTCTGATTCACTATTGTGGTCCCAAGCTGTTTGAGGAGTTTGATCTTCATCAACAACTGTTACGTTACCATTTTCATATTGAATAGATTTAAAGTTTTGTCTAACTTGTTCATAGTCTGAATCACTTATTGTTGCAGAAACTAAATTAGGACCTGAACTTAATACATATGATGTGATATCGTTTTCACTATCAGCTATGCACTGACAAATTCCATTAGTTGAATCAATTATTGCTATTGCCATGTTATCTCCTAGTGTGCGTTCTCATAAACTAATAAAGCACCTTTTCTACCCACAGTACCTTCTCTCGCAGGAGGTGGTCCACCTGATCCGCCACCACCACCATTAGGCATATCAGTTTCAAAAAGAATATTAGATACTGTATTAACTTGGTGTGTTGTTGAGTTTGGTGCAGTGTTATTAAATGGTGATACAATTTGAAATAATGCTCCTGGTGCAGTTCCTGGAGTTCCAGGTATTTGACCTTGTGGGTGGTTCATATTATTAGGCATGTTATTACCACCAGTTCCACCATTAACAATAAATAAAGTTGAAACAAATGTACTTCCTCCATTACCTCCAGGTGCATTTCCAGCTGCTCCAACTTGGAAAGGTTTTGAGAAAGGATGTGAAGTAGTAACTTCAAATATTCCAAACGCACCTGCTCCTCCTGGTGCACCTGCTGGGGATGAGTTTGTAGCACCTCGTCCACCACCACCTCCGCCTGACATGGCGTAAGCAACTAATTTTGATGATGATGATTGTAAAGTATAAGTTCCAGTAAAAGGTCCTTGTCCAGCTGCAGTTAAAACTAAGTTTGCTGCTGAAACTGTTCCTGAAGAAGCTGAAGTTAATCTTCCTTGAGCATCAACTGTTATAGATGCAAGTGTATAAGATCCAGCTGAAACAGCAGTATTAGCTAATTGATCTGCACCTACTGCATCGTCAGCGATAAGAGCTTGTGTTATTGCGTCATCAGCAATTGAGGCTGTTACAACGGCATCATCTGCAATTGCAGCAGTTACAACGGAATCGTCAGCAAGTTTGTCTGAAGTAACTGCATCATCAGCAATTTTTGCAGTTGTTACGGCAGAACTTGCAATTTGAGCTGCAGCAACAGTTCCACCAAGTGTATCTAAAGATACTTCATTTAAATTTGTTCCATCAGAATATGCTGCGTAAATTTTTTGTGCGTCTGGCGAAAATCCAGTTCCACTTGCTGTTTTAATAGTTAGGTTAGTTGGATTAGTAACAGCTGTGCAATCAAAAATATACATTTTTTCAATACTATCTGGAATAGTACAAACTGTACTTGCAGCTGCAGTAATAGTCGCAAATTTTATTACCATGTTTCTTGCGTTTGATAACGCACCATCAGTCATTGCTAATGCAACTGTTCCACCAGATGAAAGTGTTACAGATTCAAAACCTGCGATTGCTTGTTGTATTAAATTTAAATTTGTGTTTGTTTTGTCACCCCATGTACCAGCGTTTTGACCAGTAACCATTAATTCTAGTTTTAAATCACTTGAATAAGTTGAACTCATAAATTTGTACTCCTAATAAAATTCATTTTACCTTAACTAAGCCGCTAAATCAACCTCAGTCCAGGTATTATCTACTCCTAAATTTACCTCACTCCATGGTGTAATATTAGGGCTACCAATTGAGGAAGTCAAGGCTATACCAGTTAGACTTACGTTAGCATTTGATTGAGTATTTTCTTCACCCATACCCATTGTTAAAGGTAATCCACTAACTCCAACCATTACTTGATCTATCGCTGCTATACTTCCTAGTGCAGAAGTTAAAGCCTGACCAGTAACAGATTCTACGGTAGTTTGTACTAGAGAAGGACTACCTAATGTTGCAGTCATTTGAATACCAGAAACATCTACTGGTGTTTTTAATCCACCCACAGCATTTCCAGCAGCTGATTGTAATAATCCTGCAGTAGATACAGATTCATTTGTAGATTGTTCTAGTGATGGAGATCCCATCGACATAGTCATAGTATGTTCAGCTACAGTTATAGATAAATCTTGATCTACTTTGACAGAGAATGTGCCAAATGTTGTTGATAAAGATTGACCTGTCACAGAAACAGTACAATCTGTAAATGATGTTTCAGAACCTATTGCTGAAGTTAATGCTAAGCCACCCGTATTTTGTGCAGAGAAATTTACACCCCAACCTAAATTACCCCAACTATCTCGACCCCAACCTTCACCAATTAAAAAAGTTGGATCAATTGTTGTTGAACCTGCAGCAGAAGTTAATGAACCTGCAGTTGTAACAGGAACTCCTATATCAATTACTTCTTCACCAAGTGATGCTGTAAGACTTTGACCTGTTAATGAAACATCAGCAGAGGTTCCGCCAACTGCTCCTGCATTTGTTAATGTTAATGATGAACCTGAAACGGCTGCAGTTGCACCTCCAGTTACAGAGGAAAGTGTCCCAATAGAAAATGAAGCTTGTATACCAGTGATTGTTGGTTGTGATCCTGAAAGGTCTCCCCACTCGTTTTCACCCCAAGTATCACCACCCCAACCTACTTGGATTTCATTATCAATTGCTACACTGCCAATACTAAAGGATGCACTAATTCCAGAAACAGTTGTTCCGACATCACCTTGTGCTGCCCAACTACCTTGTCCCCATGCTAGTGCACCCCATGTATTCGACATTCATACCTTACGCTATTCTTAAAATTGCTGCAGATGTTGTAAATGCTGGAAACTGAATTGTAAAAGTTCCCGATGTTGCAGTTTTATCTCCACCAAAATCTAATACAGCAACGGCATCTGTAGTGTTTGATCCACCAGCAGTCGTTGTGTTGTAAATTAAAGCACCTCTAGCTGTTAAAGTTACACCTGTAAAAGACAAATCAGCAAAGTCAGTAATAGCTGTGTTTGTTGCTAATGAAGTACCAACGTTAACTAATGCTTTTCCTCCAGCAGAATAACCGGATGGAGATGAAACTTCATTTGAAGTAGAGTAGCCAACTGTTGATTTTCCTAAACTTGCAGAGTTAGTAAACATAGCTAATTTGTATGTGCTACCTCCTGGGTTTTGGAACTTATGTGCGCCTTCTAATAATTCTTTTTTAAAAGAATTACAAATTGCATTTGTTGTTATTGCCATAATGTTTCTCCTTAATATGTTGTGTTTGGAGAAGGTGAAGGTATTTTAACTCTTGGAACACCATCATCATACTCCGCACGTCTTCTTCTGCCCATTTGTTGTAGAGCAAAATTTTGTATTTCCTCATCATACTTTGTTTTGTATAGATTGTATAGATCCATAGGACCTTTTAAAAATCTGAAAGCTTCACTTAAAACTCCATGAAGTAACATAGATTCTTGATATGTAGATATAAATGTGTTGGTTGTTGATGTAAAACTTGGTGCATCTTTAATATAATTTATTTGGACAGTATCTGCTGCTGCAGGTGTGGGAGCTACTATTATGTTAAAATCATCATAATTAGCAAAATATTTAGGAGTTCCTTGTGCATTTGTCCCATTAAATTCAGATATAAAACTAGTATCTCTTTTTTCTAAAAAATCTCTATTACCACCAGAGTCTATACGTTCTACAGATCTTAAAATAAGTAAATCTGCTGGTAGTGATACAGCTCTATTACCTGCTGTAAAATTAGATGTAGCATATTTTCGTAAGTCATCATAATCAACTTTACCTGCAATATCTACTTCAACAGATCTTATAAAATTTTGAATAATAGAATCAGATAATACAGAACTACCAACCTCTGTATAATCTCTTACTTGTGTTAAAAAATCTGAATGTGTTATTGCCATTAATATCC